ACCCCAGACACCACCGATTGAGGAACTGCCACAGGAAGAATAATTGAACTTACCTGCATGGGTGAAGTTACCGAAGTGACCTGCGGTGAAATCCTTGTAGACATAAGCAACCGCGTTCCGAATGGCAGTGGCGGTAATCAGATTTGCAGCCACAGACACTACTGCTGACGCATCAACTTCTGTATAGCCAGTGAAATCATCGTAAGCCACGGTCATCCTCCTTTTACTTTAGGTTTTGCATGGAGGTCGAGACCCCCTGCCGAGCAAAAAAAGGGGAGACCCCCTTGTGAGAGGTCTCCCCTAGTTGTGTTGCTTCCACCCGTTTGTAACGGGGGTTTGTGGTTACAGATTAGCTCGCATCGTTCGCGAAGTACGCGCAGCCGTCCTGATTCAGAACGCCGTGACCCATCGCATACTTGGCGACGAGCAGCGTGCCCTGCCGACGAATGTCGTACCCAGCCTCGGTCGAGATGTCCACCAGCTTCACGGTACCAATCGCGTCCTTCGTGAACATGATCGCCCGAACGTCCGTGTCACCGGACGCGCCGTGCGCGACCGCTACGTTTCTACCAGCCGCCTCGCCCGTCTTCAGGCCAGAGGTGTCGGTCTCCGCAACGCCCGCGAGAGCAGGAGCCTTGATGATGCTGACCCCGGCGATGCGAAGCACGGTGCCATCCGAATACGCACCCGCCCCACCCCAGTCGGAGTTGATCGCCGCCGTGTTCTGCACGAGGGCGTTGTAGTCCACCGGCTTCAGAGCGAGGTACCGCTCCTGACTCATGAACTGGTTGTCCCAGACCGCAGCCTGAGTGAAGATCGCGGTCGCAAGCGCAGCCGCCTTGTTAGCAACCGAGAACCCGTCGTAGGACGCGCCGAGGTACTGAACCTTGGACGCAGCCGCGAGGTTGTGGGTCATCAGCGGAGCCGACTTCGCTCCCCGGAAGACTTCCATCATCACGGACTCATCGAAGTTGCGGGCCAGCTGACGACCCATTTCCGTCGAGTAGATGGAGCGCACATCGAAGTGCGTCATCGCCTCGTCCAAGCTGTCGAGGAACACGCTCGACGTAAGCAGCGCGTCGATGGTGATGATCCTCTCGTTGGTCACGACCTCCTGACCCACCAGCTCCGTGCCGGGGGTGTGGTACGCCGTGGTAACGCGCCCAGTCGTCGGGAAGGAAACGGACTTCCCGCTCTGGATGGTGCGGATCTGGTGCTTGTCGAGCATGAGCGAACCGATCTCAAACGCAGTGATGACTTCCCCACCGAACACCTTGAGGAACTGGGCAGTACGCTGGGCCATAGAGGGCGTGGTGGAACCCGCGCCCGCCAACTCACCGAAATATGCGACAGTTGCAGCAGAACTCATGACTTTGTATCTCCTTTAGTTTTGTGTGGAACGATTGGTGAAACTCAATCGACCTACGCAAAAGGAAAGGTGTCCTCTCCAAGCAGGTACCCCTCAGGGTTGCTTGGGTCTGGCTTTTCTTTGCTTTGGGGATTGTGAAGGTGAGGGGCCGTAGCCCCCCACAGGCTGAGCACGAATGCTCAGGGATGAACTTAGAATACGGTGGTGCGGTTGAGCTTCTCAGCTACCTTGGCCCTGTAAGCAGGGTCTTTGGCATACCGAGGATCTTTCATGTCCGCGACCATCTGAGCGCGAGACTCGTATCCCTGACCAACCGGGGGAGCACCTTCGCCTACGATGATCTTCGGATTACTTCCGACTGCCTTGACGTACTTGGCTTTGAGCGCGTCAACCGCGAGCTTCTGCGCGTTGATGTCACCCGTCATGCTGGAGTTGAATGCTACCTTCTCCTCTTCAGGGATGTTCGCCTTTGCCCACTCCAGCATCGAGTCAAAGGTTTCCTTACCCCCTGCGAGGGCGTGAACCTTACCAACAGCCTGTTCGATCAGGGCTTGCTGACCGGCGATGTAGGTGTCAACGACATCCTTGGGGATGCCCACACCTTCCAGAGCCTTCAGCGAAGCCTCGGACAGTGCACCCGTATCACTGAACTCCTGCGTGAGCACAGCCATGTCCAAGCCAGCTTTTGCTACAGCCGCTTCGGGCGTAGCAGATGGGTCAGGCGGTGGCGCGGAGTCAGCAGGAGGTTCAGTGGCGGGTTTCTTACCACTCACGAGCTTCTGGATCTCGTTGTAGCCCTTCTCCAGTTCCTCGACGGTCTTATACTTCCCAGCTAACAGCTTCTCTTTCGGTGCTTCAGACGGCAGTACGATTGGTTCTGGTACAGGTGGCACAGCCGCAACTGGGGCTGTGGTCTCCACTGGATCGGGCATATATATCCTTTCCTTGGTGAGCTATTTTACGTTCAGGTACTTCAATTACCGGAAGCGACAGATCCAGCTCCACCGGGCACGCCGGGGGGCATGGACATTCCTGCTCCTCCTTCTTTATTGGCATTGTCTACATAGCCTTTCGTGAGTTGTGCAGCGGCACCGGACTTGATGACATCCGATCCCATCTGTGCTTGCTGTGCTTGCTGAGCAGCTGCTTGCCGATTCGCTTGCACTTCCTGCTCAGTCTTGACGAGACCCTTAGGGTCAACACCAGTCCCGTTAGCAACACGGGTGATGTAGTCGCTGACGTTGACATACTCCTTGATGACATCCGGCCCGAGCTGGGAGATCTCCTGCGTGAAAGCGTTGAGCTTCACGAGGTCGTGCGAGCGTCCCAATGCCTCAAGTCCTGTGGTGATGATGAGCTTCACCTTGTCTTCGGGGAGCGGGGGAAGACGCTTGGCCTTCTCCATCTGGAGCTTGATGATCTGGACCAGCGGGAGCTGGAACTCCTTGCTCTGGACGGTGTACACACCACCCAAGGCATCCTCCAGTTCCTTCGCCATGTACCGGATCTCCTCAGCGGTGACCCGTTCTCCTTGGCGTTGTACGCTGGAGTTCAGGAGGAAGCACGCTGACAGCTCCATCTTGATGCTGTTCATGGTCTCCAGTGCGACCCGGAAGTCCGCATACTTGTCCATGTGCAGGAAGGTGACATCCGTGGCAATCCCCTCAATGACATCGAGGTTAGCAGCCCCGGATACCTTCTTGATGCGGGTCGTCCCGTTCGGGTTGACCATGACGAGCACCTTAGCAGCTGCTGCAGACCCCTCCACTATTGCTTGGGTCAGGATCTCCAGTGACTGCAGGTACCCCAGATACTCTTCCACGAGACCACGCCCGTAGTCCTCGCCAGCCAGCGCACTCCACCGCAGTGGAATGAACGGAGACTTGTCGAGTGGATACGTTCCTGTGGAATCGGGGATCTCGATCTCATTTACCTCTTGGATGATCTCCCACTGGTCACCCTTCTCCGCGCGGGAGACACGGGTGTACAGGTCCAGCGGCTTTGCATCGACGTTGGTGGTAGCACCTGCCTCGACCGATGCCTTGATCGCGGACTGGATCTCAACTGGCAACGCCATGAACGCAACTTGTTCCTTGGTGATGATCTCAAGCACGTTCCCCATCGGGTCGCGCTTCACGCAATACTGGTCGAGGCGGTACACACGAATCCCTTGCTTCTCTGAAACGTAGACGAGTGTGTTCCCGGTGACGATCAGGTGCTTGAACGCTTCGAACGCGCCCATGCGGACAGCTCGCCCCTCAAGATCATCGAGGATCAGCTGCTCCATCTTCGCCATGCCAGCTTCTGCTACGGTCTTCGCGCTAGCATCTTGGCTCAGGTTCGCAACCACCATGTCGTCCAGCTTGAGCCGGAAGAAGGCTTGGTTGGGTGGGAACAGAGCGAGGATCAGTTTGCTAGCGAGGTTGTTGACACCACGCGCACCGAGAGACTGCCACGGCGTATTGAACTTGGTGTTCTGACTGGAACCTTGAGGGGGGAGAAGCTGAGGGATCGTTATCTTGGCGCAGTCACGAGCACGCGCCAGCACCATGCTACGATCACCATCAAGCTTCGCCCACCTCCCCTTTATACTTACCTTTTCAGTAACGTCTGCCACTTAGATGACCTTTGGTATCCCAAGGCCAGCAGGAGGAGCTGATCCAGCCAGCGGGATCTGGAGCATGGATGCCCCGAGCTTCTTGCGTTTCTTCGCAGCCACCGCATCCTCTGTCGGCGCGATCTCAATCGGGTTGATTGGGGGTGCCGGGGGTGGAGGTGAGGGTGGAGCCTTCGGTGCACTTCCAAAGCACATAGTTAGTCTCCTTTGTCGATAACCTCCGGTATAGGTTCCGTGGCTTCTTGTAGTTTGTGGCGCATCAGCCGGATCACTGACACCTTTGCAGCGTAAGCTACAAAA